ATTGACACACCGATAAGAGCGTCTTTTTCAGTGGTCTCTTGCCAAATTTCTCTTAAATAATGAAAGTTAGTATACCCTGCTTGGAGTGTTCCAATAAATGCTGCCGCTTTAACTCTTTCATTTAAATCTTCTTGGGATTCTATATTTGATACATTCACTTCACATAAATTACAGAACTGGTATGGACGTAAAGCAATCTCACAACATGGATTAGTTCCCCAATCTTTATCATTGTTAAGATAAATCCCCGGTTCTCCTGCTCCTGATAATTCTACTCTTTTCCATAAACCCATGAAAAATGATTTCGTAATTTTATGTCTCATTAAACATGCAGAATTATTTGCTCTTCCACGTTGTGGGTTTAATTCCCACCAATTACCAGCTTTACACGAAATCATTTGTTCGTCATCTGCACTAAATAAACTAATAAGAGCCGCTCTTCTAATGCCACCAGCTAATACAGCGTCTGCAATATAACATATAATGTCATGTGTTTCTAATGTAGTTAATTGTTCCCCATTTTCTTTTTGCATTAAAAGACCTTCAATCTTAACCAAACATTCTTTTAGTGGTTGTGGTCCTGGTGCCTTTCCACCTGATGTTACTAGTCTTGCTCCTTTTGCTCTAATATCGGAGAAGTCAAATTCTATGGTACTACCACCGCCATTCATATATGATTTCATTAAAACTTTAATTGAATCCGCCCATCCTTCAATAGAGTCACCAATTAAGAATCTTTTTGTTCTCTTTGTATATGGTTTTTGTATTATTGGTAATTTTTCAACATGATGTTTTTGAACAGAGTATCCAACACCTGTACCACCTAGTAGTAAAAACATTGTTTCGTTAAATGAGTCGATAGAGTCTATCGGTAAGTAGGCACAATTATAAACTCTGTTTGGTGATATCTCTATTGGTTTACCTGCAAATTGCATGGACCTCATTGATGGTAATATCTTTTTATCCTGTACCATTTTATATTTTTCACTAATCTCATCTTTAAGGTTTGGATATTTTTTTATATGCATATTTTTATTCCTAGTCACTAATTCTTCCCATGTTTCTCTTCTATTCAATTCTGGAATATATTTTGCATACTTCATGTAAACAGTAATATCCGATAAAATTTTGTTTGAAATGTTCATAATTTTATTTATAATTTATTTATTATTTTAATACTTTTTGTCTTCTTTGTAGAGCATCTAAAACTCTTTGTCTATTCCTTTCAGTTTTTTCTTCTTCAAATCCTAGGAATGTTTGTGTAGATTCTGTGTTTACTTCAAGAGTTGCATTGTTAAATGTACAGTTTTCAAATATAATACCATCTTTACCTAATCTTGATTTTGTAATTGCAATGGTTGCTAGACCTAATTCTTTTTGCTGTAAAGTTTTAGCGACTGAAATAATGACATGACCTACCTGAGCTTTTTTGATTGAACCTCCCATTTGGTCAGTAGTTACCACTTCAGAAGAAATAGAAGACCTATTTCCTTGTGTTGCGGTCCAACCTACTAAATTTAATTCGTTACACATTGATTCAAACTTTCTCATTACTGACCCTTCCCCTTTCCATTCATCACTAAAACTTCTATCAGGTAACACACAATCTATATAGTCCAAAATAACTAAATCAAGATTGTTTCCTTCAGAAATTACTTTTCTAATCTGATTTTTAATGGTAGTCATATTAAACTCATCAGAAGCCATCTTTTTTAAAATTAATTTTCCACCCTGTTTTTTCATTTCATCCGCTTTAGAGAGTACTTTTTCTTTGTTTTCACTTAACTCATCTGGAACTATTCCGGTCCAACATGTAAAATGTTTTCTTTGTATGATTTTAGGGTTATCTTCAAAAAATATTTGTAAAACATTATACCCCATGTTAAAGGCTGTATTAGCAAACTTAGTAAGTATTGTAGTCTTTCCAACACCTGTTGGAGCTAATATCACACCAATCTCCCCTTTTGCTAACCCTCCATTGAGTAAATTGTCTATTCCGTCTATGCCAGTAGGGATTGGGTGTCTATAATCTTCTCTTAAAACTTCTTCTAGATTATGAAAAACTTCTAAACTGTCATGGTCTACATCACCTATTTGAATTGCGTGTCTTATAAATTCTTCACATCTATCATAACTTTCAAACTCTCCCTTCTCCATAATTTTTTCAACTTTACGAATAGCTTTTTTCAATTCTTGTTGTTTACAAAATTTAATAGATTTTTCTTTGACGAATAGATGGTCTTCAAATGAACTATCCTTAACTTCCTTTAACATATCAATAACACATTTTTTAGCCATTTCAGAACTAACTTCTAAGTGTGTTATTTGTTCTAAAGTCTCAAAAGACGGAACAGACTGGTATTTTTCATAGTATTCTTTGTCTATCTGTACTATTAATTTAAAATACTGATTGTCAAAATATTTAGGCTCTACAACATCTAAAATAGATTGTGCAAAATTTTTGTCACAAACAATTAAATTAATTAGTTTTACTTGGAAGTTGTATCCTAAATAGCCGAAGTTTTCTGTTCCTGTCATCATATATTTCTTTAGTAATAAATACCTAAAAAGGCCTCTTAAAGTTCTTTATTTAGGTATTTTGTAGTTAATTTTCTTCTTGACAAAGTGTCAGTTATCTCTCTTAAAAAGTAAGAAATTTGGGGCCTAATATCTACTGAGAACTTAACTCTTGGTGGGTACAAATCTGCAGGGAAGATATATTGGATTATATTTGTATTTTCTCTTTTTATAGTTATCGTAAAATGTTCTGTTCCTGACTGTAACTTTGACACGTCATCTGTGTAAAATTGTGTAATAATATCTGTAGTTTTTTGTTTTAAAGTCTTTATTATGTCATCAACTACATCAGTAATAGTCTCATATAGGTCTAACGACCTTACGCTTTTTGGGTTAAAATTCCTAACATTAAAGTATCTTTGACAAATAATATTATTATTTAGTGTTAGTAAAAATTCAAATTTTTGATTTTCTTTTCTTTCCATTTTTTAATTAGATTTAAATTTGTTTTTTTCCACTCTGCTCAATAGGAGAAGTGGTCTTGTAAAATTTAAAAAAGATTCATCAGATTTTCCAATAAAATCGAATAAACCGTCTTCCATCATCATTTTAAGAAGATTTTTATAAGACCTGCCACTTGGGTCGAGGGTTTCGTTTATTAATTCATAAATTTCTGTTTGCATTTCAGTTGGGTACTCTGATTCGTATAGGTCTATAAGTTTTGTATTTCTTATAAAAAAATCTTCTCCCAATACACCTTCTTTAGTGGTACCTTCTAAAATATTTCTTAATCTATAATTCTTATCGCCAGTTTCGTTAAGTTCTAAACATCTCTTTCTAAAGTCTAATAAATTAATATTTTTCTCTAAAATTTCTGGCATAATGTTTATAACTGTTTTTATTCCTACATTTTTGATACCGCTAATATCGTCGGACGAATCTCCACATATTATTTTTAAAAGTTTAATATTCATTACAGGGATTTCAAATCCTTCATATTTTATAGTATCTTTTAAGGTATGTATTTTGTTATTAGTTAATAATTTTAAATTTACATTTTCACTAATAAGTTGTGTAAGGTCTCTATCATTAGTTAAGATTGTTATTTCTTCTGTACTGTGACGAGTATAGTACCCAACAACATCATCTGCTTCTAACCCTTCAAACTCACATTGACGTACAAAAATTTCCTCCAGGTATTGTTTAACTCTAACTTTTTGGGAAGAGAATGAATATTGTTGTTCTTCCGATAGTCTTTTTTCTCTACGTTTAGATTTGTAAGGGGCGTATATTTTTCTTCTATATTCATAATTTCTTTCACCATCCCAAGCAACTATAATCTTAGAAAAAAAATCTTCTGCAATACTTTTTCTAATGGTGTTTAGAAAGAAAAACACACCACCTAAATGTTTAGTTTGGTTTTGGAAGTTTTTTAGACCGTGAAAGCCTAGTTTAAGTAGAGAATTACCATCAACTATTAATGTTTTGTTCACTTTTATTTAGATTACAGGTTAGACAATTTTTTACTTTACTCATTTTCTTTTTCTTCTTCTTTTGTATCAAATTCACCACCAACACCTAATTGTTCCGACCAAAAGGTAGCGTATTCTTGTTTGTATTTTTCTATTGATTTTTTTTCTTCGGTTGTTTCTTTGCCCGCCAAGAATCCGTGTGGTGTTATTAAAATTTTACCATCTTCATAACCTAAACCATTAACATGATTTTTCATAATAGTTATCTTAGTTCTTGTTGCGAATTTAACCTTTCTTTTTTCTTTAACTGCTGAAATATTTGTTGTTCCAGCATTTTTTTGATTTCCAAATCTAAAGACTAAAGTAGAATTTAACCATAAAGCTTCTCCACCCTTTGCTTTAATTTTAGGCTGGCCAAAAGGATTGTCAGGCAATTCAACCCACGGTTGATTTACCACAACTAATGTATTTG